AAAATATTCGGGATTATCGAAATCGCACAGGATGATGATTCTTGAGGAGGGCATGGCTTATGAACAAATTGGTTTACCACCGGAAGATTCGCAATTTATGGAAACAAGAAAATTCCAAATTGAAGAAATAGCTAGAATTTTTAGAGTTCCGCTCCATATGATAGGTGATTTAGAACACGCAACCTTTAGCAATATTGAGCAACAATCGCTAGAATTTGTTAAATTCACTTTATTTCCCTGGGCGGTGCGCTGGGAGCAATCGCTTAATTTTAAATTGTTAGGACCAGACGAAAGAAAAACTCTGTTTTTCAAACATAATCTTGCTGAGTTGGAACGCGGCGATCTTAAATCAAGATTTGAAGCTTACAACATAGCTATAAATACAGGCTGGATGTATCCCAATGAAGCAAGATTAACTGATGATTTAGATCCTTTGCCTGATGAATTAAATATTTTAAGAGCACCTTTGCAAGCGTTGCCAGCGGATATATCTAGGGATTATTGGAAATCTAAAATAACAGTAGATGGGGGGAATACAACAAGTGGAAAATAGTAAAAAAGAAATTCGTTATGGTGAATTGCGGGCTGCGGATATGCCAGATGATAAGGAAACAAAAAATACTGTAGAGGGTTATGCGGTGGTGTTTGAACAACCAACCGTTATCTTTAGTAATGGCGATACCGATTATAAAGAAGTTGTTGATAGAGATGCCTTAGTTGGTGCAGATTTATCAGATGTGCCTTTTAAATATAATCATAGCGATAATGTTATGGTTATGGCCAGAACAAGAAATAAAACGTTAACATTAACCGTTGATAAAATGGGACTGAATATTAAAGCTGAACTTGCGAATACTACATCCGGTAACGATATGTATGAGCTGATTCGCAGAGGTGACGTAGACAAAATGAGTTACGCCTATACCGTCGCGGAAGATAGTTATGATCATATCACCCAAACTAGACGCATTTTAAAGATTAAAAAGCTGTACGATGTATCAGCAGTTGACCTTCCGGCATACGACCAAACAAGCATTAGCGCAAGAGATTATTTTAACGCGCAAGAAGAAATGGAAAAGAGAGCAGTCGAAGAACAACAAAAAAGCGAAATGGAAATAAAACGTCGCCGGCTGGAGTTAGCCGAAAAGGAATAATACTAGAAGGGCCGGATGGCTCTTTTTTTATTCGCTTTTATTCTTACGTTGGACAATGTGAGAAATTCCCGGACGGGAAGTAGCAATAGAGCAAGTAGAAATACAAAAAATAAAAAACAGGAGAGTGTAAAAAGATGAATAAAATTTTAGAACTAAAGCAAAAACGTGGGGCACTAGTTAAAGAAGCAAGAACGCTTTTAGATTTAGCTGAAACTGAAAAACGCAATCTAAGCGCTATGGAAGATGAGCAATATACTAAGATGATGAGCGAAGTTGATAGTATGGCCAGCGATATTAGCCGTGAAGAAAGAATGGCCAAAGCAGAGAGTGAAGTTGATACACGCAGCAACCCAGCAAAACAAGGTATTGAAGATGCTGGGAACCAGGATACAGAAAAACGTAAAGCATCTTTTGCAAAGTACTTGCGTTCTGGCCGTGCCTCTTTAACCGAAGTGGAAATGCGCGCTTTACAAGCCGGTACTGATGCTGATGGTGGTTATTTGGTTGCACCCGAGCAATTTGTTGCACAGTTAATAAAAGCTATTGATAATTTGGTTGTCATTCGCAGCTTGTCTACTGTTATTCCGTTGACCTCTGCAGCTTCTTTAGGTATTCCTACACTTGACACAGATATGAGTGATGCAGACTGGACTACCGAGCTTGCTACAGGCGCTCTTGATACGGCTATGAAATTTGGCAAACGTGAGTTAAAACCAAACCCAGTTGCTAAGCTAGTTAAAGTATCCGCTAAATTGTTACGCTCTGGTGCTATTGATGTAGAAACTCTTATTCGTGAGCGCTTGGCTTATAAATTCGCAGTAACGCAAGAGAAGGCTTTTATGACAGGTACAGGTGTTGGTCAACCTTTGGGTGTGTTTACTGCATCTGATAATGGTATTGCTACTGATCGTGATATCGTTGGTTCTAATACCGCCACAGCAATCAAATCTGATACTTTAATTGACGCTAAAATGTCATTAAAAGCTGGCTATGCTATGAATGCAAAATGGATATTCCATCGTGATGTTATTGCTGCTATTCGAAAATTAAAAGATACAAACGGTCAATACTTGTGGCAACCAAGTATGTCTCTAGCTTTGCCTGATAGGATTTTGGACGTACCATATTTAATGAGTGAATACGCACCAAAAGCAATGACCACCGGAGCTTATGTTGGGATTATTGGTGATTTTAAGAACTATTGGATTGCAGATGCATTGGACATCCAAATTCAACGTTTAGTTGAATTATATGCAGAAACAAATCAAATTGGCTATATTGGCCGCGTTGAAACAGATGGAGCACCGGTTCTTGGTGAAGCATTTAGTCGTATAGTAATGGGTTGATTATTAGCATATGAATGGTGAGAATGTTCTTGCCATTCATATATTTTTAAGAAAGGGGGAATATTATGGCGCTAACAGCACAGGCTTTAACAACTCTAGAGTCTGTTAAAATTTATTTGGGCATAACGGACGATACATCTCAGGATGCAGCGATTGAGCAACTTATTAACAGTGTAAGTGCCGATATTGCTAATCGTTGTAATCGAGAATTTGGAATAGCTTCTTTTATAGAAAAAATGCCAGGTTCTGGGCGACAAAAATTATTGTTAAACAATTATCCAATAATGAAAGTTGTTTCTGTTACAGCTGATGATATTGTGCTAGATGTTACAGACTATGATGTTGTTCCTGCCGAAGGTATCTTACTAAAAAGTAAAGGCGTATGGAATGCACCCGGTTGTCATTGTACGTTAGCGTATGGTTACGGTGAAACACCATTAGAAAAATTTAGTGATTTAGATGTACCGGACACTCAAAATATCACAGTTGAATATACGGCCGGCTATATTTTGCCTCAAAATGGAACAATGGAAACGCCAGCAACATTACCTGGTGATTTAGAAATGGCTTGTATAAAAATGATTGCAACAGACATTAATAGAAAGGGAAGCGAACATGAACAAGCTGAAGCTTTAGGGCCGTTAAACTCTACTTTCTTAGTTAACGATTATTTGCAATCTGTTATTGATGTTTTGGAAAGATATAAAAAAATGGTGATCGTATGAACAAGTCTACTATTATAGTGCAAGCGGTAAAAGAAACAACTTATGATGTTAATAGGGTAGCTACACAAACCTGGGCGAATGTCGCTACACTGTCTGGGTTTGTATTACCAGAAAATGGGGATATAGTTCAAAAGTTATATGGTATTGATAAACAAGTAACAAACAGATTTATTTATAAAGGCCAGTGCGATTATTTGGTGCAAGATAATAGATTGGTATCAGAAGGTAAAACTTTTGACATTGTTTTTGTTGCTGATTACAAAAAAGCACTTGATGTTAAGTTGCGATTGGTGGTGGTTTCATGTCAATAAGATTGTCATCTGGTACTTGGCGTAACGGGCGTAAAACTGGCACGGCTAATCCTAATAGTTATAATCGTGCAATCATTCAAATAGGTGAACAAATCGGCGTACAGGCCCGTTTAGCGCTTGAAGAGGTTGCAGAAAATATAGTTATAACAGCAAAAGGTCTTGCTCCTGGAAATGGCAAGTTAAAAGACTCAATAAAATGGTACTGGGTAAAAAACAGGGATGGTTGGCAAATTAAAATTAATTCTACTCCTGCTAAAAATGCAAGTGGAGTTTCTTACGGCCAATATGCTGAATGGGACCCTCTTTTTTCTAAAGATGGTCAGAAACCTTTTTTGTATCCTGCAATGGATGCGCATAGGGAAGAATTTGATGCTGTAATAAAAAAAACTATAACAGAGGTGATCCGCCGATATGGCTCTTAAAGCTGATTTTGTAGCGGCACTTTTAAGCTGTTGCCCAAGGGTTTACCCCACAAGTCAATCACCAAATCAACCGGTGTATGATCTAATACTTTATGAGCAGGTGCAAGACAAACCAATTGTATTTGCCGATAATAAAGTTGCAGTAAAACAAGTGGTCTTTTGGGTTTATTTTTATGGAACAAAATCTTTGGATAGCTTAGAAAAGGCAGTTGATGATGCGCTGCCAGATTATTTTAGCAAATTGGTTAAAGAACAAAATTTTGGTACGGTGTTATCAAAAATTAAAGAATACACAAAAATAGAGGAGAGTGATGTTTAAATGTCAAGAGTAGGAGTAAGCAATCTACATTATGCGATTTTAACGAGTGATGCCACAGTAGGAGTTGTGTATGAAACGCCTAAAGAATTGCTAAATGTTATTTCTTTGGATAGACAAGTAAGCGCTAACAGTGAAACGCTTTACGCAGATAATGGCCCAGCTGAAATCAATAGTGTATTAGGTGAAATAACAGTTTCTCTTAATGTTATCGAGTTGACAATGGAACAAAAGGCTGCTTTATTGGGGCATAGCATCGTAGGCGGTGTTATGGTTAGTCATGTTGATGATGTTGCGCCATACGTTGCGCTGATGTTCGAGGGTGTAAAAACTAACGGCAGCAAACGCTATAAGAAATTGCTAAAAGGGCAGGCGGCAGAACCAGCAGAAAATTATCAAACAAAAGGTGATAAGCCGAACCCACAGACAGATACGCTGTCGATAAAATTTGTTAGACGTGACTTTGATGGTCTTTGGGAAAAAACGGCTGATGAAGATTCAACAGACTATGTTGAAACGATTGGTACAGGTTGGTTTACGAGTGTGGAAGCAGGTATATAAAGGAATATTATTATTAAATGGCTATCTTAACCGATAGCCATTATTTTTTTAATAAGAAAGAAGGATGTTTAAAAATGAAAAAACCGAGTGTTGTTTTGAATGATACTGTTATTATATTACCCGATCCTAAAATAAAACTTTGGCGAATAATGGCTGATTATCGTACTAATATAAAAGTGGCAAGCCAAGATTTATTGGATAATTGGGAAAAAATAGAAGCAATAAAAGGCAAAAAGGATAAAGAATCACTGAAAATTTTTAATAAACTACTAACTGGAATATCCCAAAAAAGTGATGAATTGGAAGAACATCAAATCAGAATGAAGTTAGAAATAATTAAACAGGCTTTTGGCATTGATAATGTTGATGATCTTGATATTGCTATTGTGCCAAAATTATTTGATGAAGTGGATACTTATGTATCGCTTGTTATAAGCGGTAAGGCTGATTTGATCCCAAACGCCGAAGGCCTGAAAGAAAACGAGTAGGGCCGGAATTAACAGAATATGAAAATGTTTTATCACTTTATGCTTCATTACATGAAGCTTATGGCTGGACTCTTAAAGAAGTTGACGAACATCCGCTTGAGTGGATATTAGATATTATGATTTTAAAAGCCAAAGAAAACAATAAAGAGGAAGAAATTTTACCAATAGATAATGCTTTTTGAAGGTGGTGGTTAGAATATGAGTAAAAAAGTTGATGAATTAAGTGTTAGCCTACGTCTTGATACAGATGAATGGGAAAAAGACTATCAAAATGCTAATAGAAAAGTAAGAGCTGCATCTAAAGAGTTAACTAATGCTAATAAACAAAATAAAGTTAAGCTACAGCTTGAAACGCTTGGCGCTGATGCGGCTGCTGGCAAGCTTTCTTCTCTTACACGTCAAATGGGAATCTTAACAGATATGGTGGGTAATCAAAGAGCAAAAGTTTTATTGGCACAAAACGCTTATACGGGGTTGGTTGTGGCGGCAAGCAAACAAAAGGCCGTATTAGATGTAACAGAGAAAACAAGTACCGCCTACAAAGGGCTAGCTGCGCGTTATGCTGCTACTAAAGCTGCGAGTGTATCAATGAATACGCAATTAGGGCGAGAGCAAATAGCATTGGCTAGACTTGAAAAACAAGTGCTAGCAACTTCTGTGGCGAGCTCTGCTGCTTATAAAGCTATGGCAACTAATGCGTTAGCTTTCGTTAGTAAAGTATCATTAGGGCTTGCGGTTGTAGGTGGAATTGCTGTGAAAATGGCAATGGCCTATGAAAACGAAGAAAAACGTGTCAAGATTGCTTTCGGTTCCAGCGCGCAAGAAATGAATGATTGGAGTGTAGAAGCGGCAAAAGGACTAGGCACGGCATCAGACGGTCTGGTTGTTTTTGACGATAATTTGCGGCTAATGTCTAGTAACTTTTTTGTTATGCTGGACAATTTAGGGTTAACGAGGGACAAAAGTTTTGAATTAGCTAAAGGTTTATCTGTACTATCTTTTAATCTAGGAGCTTTGCAAGGCCGTGATCCGGACGAGGTTTTTCAAAAATTAAGGGACGGTATGGCGGGACGAACCCAGGGCTTAAAAGATTTAAATATTATTATCAAAGATTCTGATCTTTTAGAATTTGCCTATCAAAACGGCATAGCTAAAACTGGCACTGCGCTTGATAAGCAACAAAAAGCGTTGGCCACTTATGGAATGATACAAAAGCAGACTGCTTATGCTACTGATTATATGGCAAAAAATACTGATGATGCTGCAGTTAAACAAATGAGATTAAAAGCGGCAACAGAGGATATGTCAAAAGCATTAGGAAAAGATTTAATGCCAGCTTATAAAGATTTGTTGGGCATGTTAAGTAAAGTAGTAGCAGCATACAATGACATGAATGACGCGGCCGAAGGTTCAGCTGCACGTCTAGTAAAAACGGGTATAGATCTAAAAGTATTAAGTATGTTACCCCTGCCTTGGTGGATAAAGGCACCTGCGGCTATTAGCGTTGGAATTTATGAAGGCATAGATTATTATAAGGACCGGATGCAAGCTACTGAGATTAAGGCATCAGCGGCATTGAATGGTCGGGCACCTGATTCCAATAATGCAAAATTAAGAAATGATCCAGATACAGGCAATTTGCAAAAGGAGATATTGGATAAAGTAAAAGAGTCAGATCCGGATAGCGCTGCTTTTACTAGGTGGGTAGATTTACAAGGCGAAGAATTAGAACGTGCTAAGCAACAAATAAGTGATTTTAAAAATGGCGTAAACCAAGAAGATTCAAAAGATACCAAATTACAAATGGCAGAGCAAGAAAAAGAAACTGCTAAAGCTATTGAAAATGCTAAAGCTGCTGCGGAAACACAAAAAGCAATAACTAATGAAATTTACAAATTAACTCATAACGAACTAGAGCAAGAATTAAAAGATATTGATGAAAAGGCAAAAGAATATCGGGATAAAAAAGTTGATGAGGTTACAGTTACAGCGTATGTTGAAGCAGCTAAAGGTAAAATATTAGATGATTATCAAAATGATACATTAAGTAAAATCAAAGAAGTCACACAAACTGAATTAGAAATAAAATTGGCGGCTATCGAACAAGAAAAAGAAGCTTATAAGAAAAAAGGACTAGCGGAGGTAGAAGCAACAAAGTGGGCAGAGGAAGAAAAACGTAAGGTAATACAAAATGTGGCTATGGAAGCAATCAAGAATGATCGTAAAAGATTGGAAGATATTAGAGAAGCTATGAGTGCTGCAACGTCTATGACGTATACCGATAAAAATGGCGAAACGGTTACTAAGCAATTTTCAACTCAAGATAAACTAGACCGTATTGCGCAGCAAATGATGCAAGAGCAAAGAAAAAAATTAGGTATAGATGATGGAGATACCTTTAGTCCGGAACTAATTAATATGTATTCAAAAATTAAAGATAGCGCAGAGAATAACTTAATACCGGGACTACAAAGAAACCCGCAATTTGATACGCAGGGGATGAGCGGCAGAAATGTAACACCGGTTATAAGCATTACCATCGCCAACCCCACTGTATTAAATAACAATGCTTTGGTTGATTTAGCGGATAAGGTAGCTGGGTACATTGAACCTGCTCTTGATAAGGCACTAAAGGGTAATGGCCAAAACAAGTATTAAGGGGGTAGCATTGTGAATTACACGAGTTTATCAATTAACATGAGAAAGAAAACGATTAGCGATACATTTAGCCTTGCTACAACTACCATGCCTGTTATAGGGGATACGGTTGCTTTTAATGTGTTAGGACAATCGTTTAGTTTTATTATTGACGACGTGCGCAAAAACAAAGTAACTAATCTATACGATGTCAGCGGTTCTTACGATATAGCAGATATGCTAAATAGGGATGTTGACGGGCAAGCTTCTCCGGCCATAAATTTTACAGACAATGCTAAAAATATAGCCACAAAGACCATATCTAAGCTGGGCAAGTCCTCATCTTTTCACTTTGATGATTTCACGCCAACGGGTTTGAAGGCTAGGGATAGTAACTCGAATTGTGTCTGTGATGAAACATTTCAAAGCTTGTTGCAAAAGCTATTTGGTTGGACAGATATTATTCCGACAACGTTAGTAAATGTATATCAGCGCGGCGGCGTAGTTTACGTCGTTCAGCGTGGCCATGAAACGGGTACTATTGAAATCTCTGACAATGTAGGCAATCCAAGTATTGAACAAACAAAAATGAATTTAATTTATGATTCACACAAAACTTATTATTTAAAGGGCGAGGCAAACGATTACACAAGCGATAACTCTGTTGATGGAACAGATCCAGGCACCTTGATATCGGGATCGTTTGTTGAGGGTGAAAATACTTTGGTATATTCATACGGCTTATTAAGAACTGAAACTTATGCAAGTACGGACGGGACGAAAACAGGAACAACAACATATGATTATGGCGCTAAATTTTATCCACCGGCTAATCTGGTTACTAAAAACATGTCAAGGGAAGAAATACCCATTACTGAAATACCTGAAATTACAAGTGCTAATATCCCTTATCG